TTTTCTCTTACTTTTTGTCCTTCAAGATAATTTGCAATTTCCATGTCGTTTTGTTTTAATTGATCTGCTGCCAGCGCGCTTGCTGCTTGCCGCCCCATGAAACCACGTGAACCATTACTAAAACCAACACGACCACCTTTAGCCGCGTATAATGTATCATTAGTAACGTCCTCACCAAATTGTCTATCTTGCGGTAAATCTGTTGGATCGTAATCTTCAATAGTATCAATTAAACCAGACCTAAGTAATACATCTGCTATCTCCGCATCTGAATAACCAAAGTTTTTAAATGATTGTATATAATACTGACGTCTTAATCTTCTAGCATCAGATAAAGTTTGTTCTCTACTTATGCCCAATCTTCTTTTGTAATCTTCAAACGCTTGTTCAGCTGCTTTAGCTGCTTCAACTGCCTCTATACCCAATTTTGTTCCTAACTCCGCAACACCTGGAACAAAAGCTTTGGCAGTTGCTCCGGCTATTTGTGCTGCCGCGTCCATCCCTGTTGCTCCACCGCTTAAAATATCTCTAACTGTGCCGGCCTCTGCGGTAAAAGGATCAACATATGGTTGTGCTCCTCTTACAAATTCTATACCAAGATTTCTTGCACCCTCAAGTGCGGTGCCTGTTCCAGCTTCCAAAGTTCCTTGAGTTAAAGCCTCTGCAAAACTCGCAGCTTCATTAGCCTTACTAGCTGCTGCAACAGATTCAGCATATCCAGGAGCGTTGGCTCCCAATGAGCTTATATAGTCTCCGCCTTGACCATACACATCTGCACCCTGTAAAGTTATATTTGGTGCACCGGCAAGACTAGGATCAACTCTAAAATCAGGAAGATAAGTGGGTGTTGTTCCCATTGGAGTGCTAGGGTCAAACATTAGTCTTTCTTGCACACCAACTGCACCCGGATCAACTGTTGGTGCAACATACTGACCGTCTACTTCTATTCCTGGCACGCCTGACGGTGCCTCTGCCGCAGCTAGTCCTTGTGTAATAGCTGAAAAAGCAGCTGACACAACATCAGGATCATACTCTTCATCTACCTCTGTTGTAAGATAATCACCTGCCACGTTTCCTGCTGCTGCAGCCGCGGCTATTAAAAATGGATTACCTGTAGCCAATGCTGCCAAGTAAGCTCCTAGTTTACCACCACCAATACCTGATAAAAACTGTAACTCATCAGGCATTGCCTTAGATATTTGTCGTCTAAGTGGCTGTGCTATTTCTTCACCTAAAAACTCACCCGCTGGATCTAGTATCTGTTCTTCTAAAGCTTCTCCAGCAGGGTCTAATATGTCTTCATCAACAAAATCAACAATAGGGTTTACAAATTTATCAGCAGCCTTTTCAATGCTTTCAGTAACACTGCTTATAGGGTTATATATTTCTTTTGGTATAAATCTTTGTATAAATCTTTTGTGTCCAAAAAACTCTGCTTGTCCAGTAACTGGATTAATTGAATTTAGTTCATTACCAACAATATATCTTTCTGGTTCAATACCCATGTCACGCATGGTGTTGAATAGTTGTTTTTTTAATGCAGGATTTTTATACAAAACTTCCGTTGGAACAACGGTTTCGCCTTTAGAGGCGTGCACAATATATGTATCTCCGTAACGTCCTAAATCACCAATTGATGATACAAATCTCTTAAAATTATCTAAATACTTTGGCATTTTTTATATTCCTATGTTGTGTTGGTGCAAGGCGCCTAGGCTTGAGATATGGCTTTTGTTTAATTTACTGTCTTTTATCATAAATTGCAACTACGATTCTGAACCTATATCAGGCATTTTAGCTACCTTTATATAAACACTTCTTGATATATCTTCTCTTTTTGTGTCAGTATCTGGATTATCTACGTCAGCGTCACCTTCTGCATCAGAGTCATATTCTTTATTTGTTTTTAAATTTTTCAATACTACTGTGGTATCCACTTTTATTTTAGCTACTTTCTTATCGCCCTCGTATAGCCATGCTACTGATCCTGGTTCTTCAAATGACATATTTCCTCCTAGTCTCTTGTTATTTCCAAATACGACAGAACGACATGTAGGTCGTTAGCATTTTCTGCCTGTACCTTTATAACCTCACTTTCGTCACAAACCAAGGGTTGTGTCAAGAGTTCAGTTGTTGTTTTAGCAGCTATGTCTTTTTGTTTAAACAAGCTGAATATTGTACCACCAGAATTGACCAATGTCACTGTAATCTCACACGCGTTGCTCGCGTCATCGTTAGACACCAAGAACGACTTGACCAAAGATACCGTCTCTGCGGGCACAGTATACAAAGTGGTTAAATCTGTGGTGGTTAAATCTACTTTTGAATTTTTATATCTATTTGCCATCTATCCTAAAAACCATGTTTGTTGTTGTTGATCGTCTTTCACACTTTGTTGATACGTAGTGTTTAATTGTTGTATTATGTTTGCAATACTACTGTTTATTTGTCTTTGTGTACTTGTGTCATATTTATCTTTTGGTTCTGGTATGTCTACTATTATCTTTGTCATTATCTACCTCCGTCTGGTTTTACATCTATTGCCAAAGTACCATATCTCCAAGACTCGTTTACCGCAGTGTTTGCTATTTTTACATTTACAAAACGACCTCTTGCTCTTGTATCTATTTTGGTTGTGCTTGATGTTACTGTAAAAGGACTATGTGTAGACGATGTTTCTGTAGAAGATGGAAAGTCTTTAACAGCTAAGGTAACTGTTGCATTACCTGCTAATGTTTTGAAGTCAGGTAAAAACCTACTAACAGAAACAAAACTACTTGCTGTGCCTTCTTGACCCTGTAAATCAAAATCGTATGATTGTAAATTAGATGTAACAGTAGTAACAGAACCATCTTCGTTTGTTTGATCTGTGCCCACTTCATGTTGAAAATATTTAGTTTGTCCAAGCCCACTTTCACCAAGTATTGTTGGAAAACTACCTGTGCCAGTTGTGTCAAACTTTGTGGCGTATGGTTTCTCGTATACTTTACTGTCCATCCATGATGTTCTTGCTTCTGTATGCATTGCCCATACTCCGCCCGGCACTTCCGCGGACTCTGCATAATTATAAGATACAGCTTTACTATTAAAATCTGTGTTTGCTGGATACCACCAAGTTATTTCTGTAAATAAACTATTAAGACCTGCTGAAACTTGTTGTCCTTTTGTAGTGTCAAAATTATCAAACACCTCATCTTCTACAGCGCAAGGCAAAGTTTTGACCGTTCCATCATAGTATAAAAAACCTTTTGATGTCATCCAGTATGCAATACCGTCAACCACCACAGCTGCGTTCTTACCAATCAAACCGCAGTTTGTACCAACTTGTTCTACACCGAACACAAACGGTTGGCCCACGTTTCTAACTGTATACAGTGCGTTGTCAGTCCAAACTAATATGTCTTCTTTTCTTTGTAATGCACCTATTATTTTTGTGCCGTCTTGTAACCTAAGTGTGCCTGCTGTATTTGTAGAAGTTGCTACATATGTATTTATATCTTCTGATGCTGAAAAACGTATAAACATATCATCCTGTGTAGATGCAGTGCCTATAGTTGTTTCTGTGCCTAAATGTATTAAGTGTCTTGTTGTAGGAGACATTATAGATAATCTAGATGCTGTTGGATTATTACTTGTCAAAAAATTAGTTGTAGACTTTGACGCTCTAACTGTAGTTGGTGTAGTCGCTCCTGCGTTCCAAGTAAATGTTTCACCGTTTGCAATAGTTGCAACTAACACTTCACCAAAATTTGTAAGTGACCAAAGTCCAGGTTCTAAAGTTGTTTGATTTGCAGGAACTGCAACACCCCAACCGCTGTAGTCAGATGCGTTTGTAACTGTAGCACCATTAGCGTGTGTTGTAGCACTTGTGCCGTTGGTGCCTCTTGTTAGTCCTGTTAAATCGTTACTAGACTTACCAGAGTATGTTATCAATTCAGTGCCAATAAGTATTGTGCCAGATGTTGGAAAAGCAGCTCCACTCGTAAGAGTTAAAGTTGTATCACTATTACTAAATGTGCCACCCTCATTTATTGTTGATGTAACAGCACCAGCAAGATCACCACCCCAAGGACCCACACCCCAACCATATCCGTATGTTTGTTTTTGTGGTCCAACTTTTGTATACACCTCTAGTGTTGTTGATCCACCAGTTGATATTGTTGCTGTTGCAGCAGCGCTTGATGTAATCGTAAATGTTTTGGGACTAGGAACTGTGTTAACCATAAACTTTGCATCTTCAAAGTTTGATGCACTAAGCCCCGTTCCACTAGGCAAGGTTACTGAGTCAAGTAAAATTATATCACCAACCTCTAAACTATGTGCTGACCCCGTTGTTACAGTAACAGCGGTTGATTCATCTGTTGTTGCAAGTGTACAACTTGTTTGTCTAAGACTTGCATCAAATGGTGATATGTCAAACAATTGTCCTTCAAAATATAACAATAAAAATTTATCTGTTCCAAGTGCAATGTATCTGTTGCCTGTTGTATCTACAAATGAGTGTTGGTTTCTAACAACACCAACAATGCTTTCATTTACCAATGATGACCAACCACCAACTTTTTCTGGCAGTCCGTATCTAAAACGCACATTGTCACTGTCAATCCAACGGTTCTCTGCACCTTTGGTTGTATTTTGTTTATCTATTCCTGGTATAATATCGAAGTTGATAAGAGCCATGTAAACCTCTTACG